TACCGAACTCAAGGAAGCGCCAATACCACGGGGTACGCGGCTCACCCTTCTTTGCCGCCGCACCACCACGCACACCAACCCGCATAGCGATGCCGCCTTCCCGCCTGCCGAGCTTCGTGTTCTCGCCCACGGCGATGAAGCGCGAGATCTTGATCTCGGTGAACGGGTCATCAATCGGCTCGGCCAGTTTCCTCGCTGCCTTCTGCCATACCTTCGCACCCTGCCTCGCAGCCGCCCGAAGCCCTTTGCGTTTCAGCTTGTCGGGGAAGGTTTCGAGCTTCTTCAGCACCTGGTCAGCATCCTCAATCTTGAAATCAAGCTCCATCGTTCACGCCGTCCTTCACGTTGAGGCACCAGGGCCACCGCCGGAGCGCAGGACGCAGACGTTAGTAACCACGCGCCGCAACCAACTCAGCCATCTGCTTGCGCTTGACCGACCAGTCCGAGAGCCCCACAGCAACGACAGCTCCGCGCCGCTCCATCCTGGTGACCGCGCAATAGGACTTAGGCAGGACGCGGATACTCACCTCATCCAGCGCACCGGCCTCGCCGATCTCATAGAACGCCGAGTGATCGGAGCACGAGCCCGTTGCGACTACCCACCGCTCAACCAACCGTAACGTTGCCTCGGTGTAGTTGAACCACATCGTGGCGACATACCAGGGCTTCATGCACCGCCCCGGCATCCTTACCAGACCTACGTCCTCAGTCGCGCCGTACACGTCGACGGGCTCACGCATCAGCGAGCAGTCGGCATCGATCCACAGCACGGGCTGCCGATGAGCGCGCAGCCGGTCGAGGATGTATGCCGGCTTTTTGCAGGTGTTCTTCAGCCAGTCTCGATCTGACTCCAACTGCTGGATGTCGTGATCGAGCCCAAGCGCGGCACACTGCGCCATGAGCTTGCGAGCGGCTTGCGGATAGTGGTGGTCATCCGTGTAGAAGCTGATGACGATGGGCTTCATTGCCTGATTGCCTCGATGAGCGGCTGCAAGTCGAGGCCGCCGACCTGGAAGTCCGGGTTATCGATAGTGCTTGGCTTCGCCTCCAGTCCGAGGCTGGCGTAGTGATCACGAAATTTAATTCCGTCGCCGACGAGTCGGTCCGAGAACGGCACCCACGCCGCCGGGATGCCGTATGCGTGCGCGGCGATGATCCCATGCAGGCTGCTGCTAATGATTCGCCGACAGGACGTGATCTGGCGCACCACCTCGCGGCAATCGCTCGTCTGCAAGCGAATCACCGGCAGCCCCGGGAACCTGCGCTTGCAGTCGTCGTAATCGACGTAATGCGGCACAATGCCGACGTCGTGAACAGGCTCCGATGGTCCCCAGATCAGCGGCAGCAGCATCGCCGGGTCACCGTAGAATTCCGGACACGAGCCACCGGCTCTGATGACCTTCGCCCGGCTGTACGGGCCACGAACCCAGTGCCAGACCGCGCGCCGCTGCACCGGGTCTGCTTCGGATATGAACCCGGAGCCATAAACGTGCATCCCCGGGCGCGCGAACCTGGCAATGCTGCCGATGCAGATGGCATTCGCCGCTCCCGCGTGACCAACACGCCGAAACGGGATGCCGAAATGCTCCAGGATGTGCGGCGTTAGTACGTCGCCGAAGTTCGGCTTGACCATCCACCAGAAATTCTTCGGCTTAGCCATCGTTCACGCCGTCCCTCACGTTGAGGCGGTATTCACGCCGCGCCGTGGCATCCGTCTCAATGCTGATAATGTCGTATACCTTTCCGTCCCACAGGATGCGCCAGTCCGGCTGCAAGCCCTCGAACCAACGCAACGTGATACGGGCGGATGTTTCGGCGTACTTGGTGCCTTCTGCCCGAAGCTCGCGCCCCGGTCCGGTCAGAACCTCAGCGGGCACGGAATCTAGTGGCGTGTCTGAATCCAGATAGACGGTCTGCCAGGTGTAAAGCCCCGCGCCCGTCTCCGGGTCTTGCGTGTACTCCTTGCGCTGAATCTCGACGCGATGACGGAGGCGGCCAGCCCTCATGCCCCAAGCCTCTTACGATGAGGAGCAAGAAGCGCTTCCGCCGCAGGGTTCGGCGAAACAATCGTGCCGGTTATAACGGCGTCACGTTCATTAAAGAACCATCCAACATAGAGCAGAATGGCGTGCTTCACATCGGGCGGCACTTCGCTTTCGGAGTCAGCCGAATCCCACGGCTCCAACGGCCTGTTCAGGTATTGCTCGGCATAGGCTTCGGCAGCATGGATCATTCGCTCCAGCTTCGCGTCATGCGCCGTGCCGATCACTTCGCACTGTTCGCGTGCTTCTTCGAGTGTCACGACGCTCATTGCCACAACTCCGTTTCGTCAGGGCGGGGCTTGCCGTGGAAGCAAAGCACCCGCGTATCGGCTCGCTTGCCGTGGACCTTGTACGAATGAATGCCGGGAACCAGCTTGCGAAGGTCCGCCGCGTGAGGCAGGCAGTCCGCAAAGAATTTCCCATCCATTCGATATTGCTTCATCGCGCCTTTGGGGTCGGCGGTGAAGCGCTTCCATATCTTCCGGCGTGAGGCTTCGGTCAGATACATCACGCCCGATTCAAGCCGGGGCTTGTAGAAGTCGCCGAGCAACGCATCGCGCCCCACCATCAGCGGCTTAACGTCGCCGTAGATCAGCGTGTCCAGATCGAAATACAGAACGTCGCCGTCAATGTCCGGGCGGCACAGCTCCAGCTTCGACCACCAGCCTTGCCAGCCATGCTTGAGCGGCACGCAGTCAACGCCGGGGACGTCCATATCCGTCAGCAACGTCAGGCCGGGAATCGACGCCGCGAGCCTTTGCGCGTGCTCAGGCCCACACCAGCCGCCCGACTTGAGTACCGCGTAGACGGACACTCGCGGGTTCAGCGCTTTATCCAGATCAACGCGCGGCCACAGTCGCAAAGCCGTCTCTCGGGACGCATTCACGATCTCGACGTGACGGTATTGCGCCGCTGTCTTCTCGAACTGCGCGGCCCACTTCGGCATTGATGCGGCGTTTCCCAATCCTTTCGGATGGTCGCCGTGCCAGTGGCGCTTACCGTCCTTGGCGTACTTGCAGTCGTAGCCGAGCAGGATGATTCGCTGTGCGCCCATCGTTGCGGCCAACGCAATCGCGCCCGCGCCGGAGTTTCCCTGAGCGGGCATCGGCGGAATCTGCGCATCGAAGCAATCCGCGCACGCGGTGAATTTCAATCCCTGAAAGTCCCGCGCCTCGCGGTGGTATTTCTTCCACCAGGCGCGGTCCATCGCATACAACGCATCTGCCCAAGGGCAGAGCTGAAACGTGGTATTCGTTACGATGACGGCTCTATCGTCCGCCGCTTCCTTCCACGCTTTGACTTTTTCGCAGTCGTCTGCGGTGAGGCTGGGGCCACTGGCAATGCAGACGACTTCTCGCCAGCGCCCTTCGAAGGGACCTCATCAGGAAAGCGAACAAGGCGCGCTTTCTTCAGATCATTCGCCACCGAAGCTGGAACCTCGATGGGAACGCCCTTCTTGGCCGTAATGCTGTAGTGCGTGAAGCCTTGGAGCGGAATAACTTGCATCCTCATCCCTCAAGAAAAAGGCGGGGCCGAAGCCCCGCCATCACACAAGTTACGAGCCGCTGGTCAGGTCGCTCAGGTCGCCCTTCACGAACGCTTCCGGACGGTACACAGTCAGGCCCACGCGCTCTTCGCAGAGGATGGTGACCATGTTCTTGATGAAGTTGTCGCGGTCTTCCGTCGAAACGGTGACCGAGGCATCTTCACGATCCCAGCCCTGCGCGCCCATCTGGAACGCGCCGACAAGGAACTCGTCAGCAGACAGCGCCTTAGTGGCGACCACGGGACGGCCCCACAGGACCGGGCCAAGAACGCCACGCGGGTTCGCCATCAGGTAGGCGTTGTCCTGGGTCTTGGTCAGCTCGATGGCCGCCCAATCAATCGGGTTCAGCACGATACCGTCAGCGCTGTACTCGGCCAGCTCGACCTGAAGCAGCGCAAGACGCAGACGATCCAGGATCGTTTCGTTCTGCGGGTTCACGCCAGGATTCGAGTAGCTGGTCGCCTGCGTGAACAGGCCGTTGATGTTCAGGCCAACGCCCGAACCCTTCAGGAGCTGCGCCTCTTCCTTCAGCTTCAGGCCGTAGCGGAGACGGCCATCAATGTAGGACTGGAGCATTCCCGCATCGGACAGCACCTGCTTCGAGGCGTGAATCCAATGCGCGATGGTCGCAACCGGCGCAGAGGCCAGATCGAAGGTCAGGTCGGATTCCGGCTTACCAGCAGACGGGTTTTCCGAAACCGGAGCCGCGTTGTTGGTGAAGCCGGTTTCCTTCACGTACTCGACGCTGTTGGAACCCGTGCGGCCCCAGCTCAGCAGGTCGCGGATAAACAGGCGCTGCTGCGGCGTGGCAACGACACCAGGCACGCGGGTCGGCTCGATCAGGTCACCAGCGGAAGCGGCGTCCTCGGTAATCGCGGCCTGAACGCCAACGGTGAAGGAACCCTTGCCGCGCGCCAGCGCATCAGCACGGGCCTTGAACTCGTCGGACTCGGCAACGATTTCGCCCATGCTGCGCGGACGGGCAGCGCTGCCGCCGCCAGCTTCGAGCTTGGCGATGACCTGCTCCGCAGCCTGAAGGTTCGCCTGAAGCTCGCCCTGCTTGACGAGCAGCTCGTCAACCTTGGCGCGAGTCTCTTCGGACATTTTCTGGTGCGCGGCGATTTCCTTCTGAGCGCGCTCAGCATTCGCCTTCAGCTGGTCGCCAACTTCCTTCAA